TTCATGCTCTTGTTTGAATAGCATATCTGATCCTAATGATTCTCTTTCTCTTATTGCCCATTCCTCATCTCTTTCTGGTAAACATCTTCAATCATGTTTTATTGCTACAAATCCATTTTTACCAGGCATTCCGTGTTCTTTAGCATCTTTTAAAGCCCCTAACCATAATCTATGAAATAAATTATGTTGTCCTTTAGGTGTTGATATTAAAAGGACTTTACTTTCACTTGATTTAGATATTGTAGGAAAGTTGGAACTTCAAAAATCTTCTGCTTGACTTGATTGTACGAATGCTAACTCATCACATATAAGTAAATTTAATGTACGGCCACGGAATGCATTTTTAGTTGTGGCTGATACTTGTATTTTAGTTCCATTTTCAAATAATATAGATTTTTTATTATATTCTTTTACACCAGGTTTTAATCAATCTGGAAGTTCTTCATAAATAATTTTTATTTTATCAAGGATATTTATTGCTTCCTTTTCAATATAAGATGTTATACCTATCATTTTATCTTTATTGAACATTGCATATCAACAAGCAATAACACCTACAGTTGTTGATTTACCAACCTGTCTTGCCAAAAGAAGTATTAAAAATCTATAATTTATATATTTATTAATTATTTCTTCTTGAAAATCATATGGATCAAATCTTACCCGGCCATAATCGGGGTGTACAATTCTAACATATTCACAAAATCTAAAGATATCTTTTGCACACTTTGCAAGTTCTTGTATTTGTTCTTGTGTATATTCTATTTCTTGATGTGGTTTTTTTACATAATCGTCATAACTTACTGGCATTTATTCACCTTTTTATTCAAATAAATATCTTGCAAATATATTTTGAATATCTATTTGACACGTTTGTTCAGAAAATATAGAATCTCCTTTTATATCAATTGATCCTGTATCAACATCAAAATTTGTTACTGTACATTTATTTTTAGCAAGTGCTATACTTAAATTTGCAAAAAGATGATAGTCATCATGATTCGTAATTATTGCAGTCATTTAATCTTTGTCCTTTCCTCTTCATTTTGTAGTGCCCAAGTATTCATCTTTTAATGAGCTACAAAATTTTTTTGCTGACTCTTCATCAAATCCTTCCTCGTCTTTAATTCTATTATAACATTCTGTTCAAAATCCTTCTGGATCGTTTTTGGTTTTGCCTGTCAATGAACGAGCAAATTTATCTACTGACTTTTTTGTTCATCCCTTTGGTAAATTATTCCATCCAATTTTTTCACATAAGTTACTTGATTTTATTCAATCACCAAATCCCATAATTAATCTCCTTTGGTAAGCTTCTTTAAGAAACCATCGCCTTTTTCTTTTATTACTTGATCTTTACTATCTCATTCATAATAAAACATATTTATTCTATAATAATATTTACAATTTATTCATGTTTCATATCCCTTTTTATATGCTGTTTTTATTCCTTTATCGGTATGAAAATAATCTTTAAATGGCTTTTTTAAATCTATTATAATAGAGTCTTTATCACCAAATTCAACATCTAATGTTCACATACTCCATCCGGTTTTTTCATCTTCCATATTTATATCATATGCATCAATTCATGTGTAATTAAATCTGCCTATTGGAAATACATAATATTCATTACCACCGAATAAATTATTTATGTATTTAGGATTTATAGCACTAAATGATTTATCTCTTCTATTATGACCATTTTTTTGTAATCACATATTAAATTTTTTAAATATTTCTGGGTCTGTTCCTTTTGGTTCTCTATCTTTTCTTACTATTTTTTGATCAAAATATAAATGTTCATCAGCGGCTCTTGCAAATGGAGCCGGTAATCCTTTTATTGTATTTAAATATTGTTTACAATTTCTTTGTATAAGCATATTTATCTTTTTTATATCTGTTATATTATTTCTTTCGTTCAAATAGTCGTAAAATTTCATTATTATACCCTTTATTAAATATTTATACTATTATTTATATTATTTATATGAAATATAAATAATAGAAAAGGGGGCATTGCCCCCCTTTGGTTATAATCCTCTATCCACAACCAATTTACAAATTGGGCCTCTTGAATTCTTTCCTTTTAATACAATATGACCATAATTTGAAGCACCTTTAAATAACTTTACAGCTCAATTCATAGCATTATTATCTTTTGATAAATAAGGATTATCAATTTGAGAAATATCGCCAGTACAAATACATTTTACATTATTTCCCATTCTTGAAAACAAACTTCTTGCATCTGCTCTACTAAGATTCTGTATTTCCTCACATATAATTACACAATTATCAAAATCCATGCCTCTTAAATAATTTATTGGTAAAAACTCAATATATTGTGGATTTAAACTATATTCATTTTTTTCATCATAACATTTTTTTGGTAATTCTCTATTTTTAGTAAGTTTTGTTACTAAATTTTGTACTGGTTTAAAATAAGGTAACATTTTTTCATTTACATTACCAGGCAGATATCCAATTTCATTACCAATTTCATAATTTGATTTTATAATATAAATTTTATCATAAAGTTTCTTTTGAAAGGTCAAATGAAAAGCAGATGCAATTGAAATAAAGCTTTTCCCTTTGCCTGCTTCAGATTGAATAGTAACTAAATCAATATCATCATTAGTTATTAAATCTATCATACAATTTTGATAGTGATTATATGGTTTTATTCTTCAAACTTCATTTTCATAACAAATTTGCTTATCATTGTTATTTGAATAAAAATATAATTTTCCTTCTTTTCAATAAAAACAATTATCAGTTTTTTCTTCTTTTTCTATATCAATAAATCCAGTATATTCCTCTGAAACATGCTTAAATGGTATTTGTCTTTTATATTCTTCTGTTAATATTCCATTTACATAGGCTTTATATCTTAATATTTTATCATTTGTTATAAATATAGGATCTTCAAAAAGATTTTTATTATTTAGTATTTCATTAATTATTTTATTATCCTCTGATTTAAGACCACCATTATTATTTGCAAACAATATAGTTATTTCATCTTTATGGTTTTCTATTTCATCAAAAGCTTTAAATATTCTTTCTTTTAGTCTTGATTTTTTATCCTTTAATTTATCAAGTTCTTCTATTACTGTATTAGGTATATATATTTTATTTTCATCACCATTTATCAAATTTTTTATACATTTTTCATCTTCAATTAAAATGTTGCTGTCAAGTACATAATTTTTATGCATAAAATCTCCTTATTCATCGTAGTTATTTTCATTCTTATTATTTATTAAATCAAGAATGTCTTCTCTGCTACTCACTATCAAGTTATTATTTGTGGTGCCGCCACCTCCTTCACCTTTTAATGCATGTTTTATCATCAACTCTTTATTTTTAATTTCAAGCATTTCTAACCGATATTGATGATCTAGTTCGTCTTTATAACTACCTGCTATTGATTGTGTAGCTGTAGTAATAGCATTTATTAGCTGAGCAGATACTTCAAATAAACGTGATGTTGACTCTTTTCTTTTTTTATATTTCTTTTCTTTTTCATTACCACTATCATCATCACTTACAGGTTCATCATTTTCTGTAATTCTTGATTCAAGAATATCAAGAAATCTATTTGCTCTATCTATATTTTTATAAAGAATATCATCTGGGTCTTCTTGGTTTTCCCGGTCTTTCATTGATTCTTTCAAGTCAGTTTTCATTTGTTGGATTTTTGCGAGTTGCTGGTTTTTCGTGGATTTTTCAAAATTTTTGATTTCATTATCAATCAAATTATCATTTAATTTTTTTGTTGACATTTTTTACACCTTCCTTTATAATGTTTACTATATTCAACTTTACAATTATTTATATAAAAAGGAATGAAAAATATGGAAAATAATGAATTTAAAGTAGGTGACATAGTAAGAATAAAACCTAAATCGTGGTTTGATAATAAATATGGTTATTCAACTGATGGTTTTTATTATATAGGTAAGGCTCCGGGCTGGGCTAGAGGAATGTCAAAATATTTCCGGGGAAAAACAAAAATAAAAGATATTTTTGATAGTAAATCTTTAATATTATTTAATAATAAAAGATATATATGGCTAAATGAATGGGTTGAAAAATGTAATTGTATTGAAATAAATGACGAATTGTTTAAAATGTAAAAATAGGAAGTGAGTTTTCCCACTTCCTATTTTATATTAAATATAATCTAACTACTATGCTTGATAGGTTAGATTACTTGCGTTGATACGAATATAGTATCATTTTGCACCATAGATATTACTTAGAATTGCGTATCTACTCATCAAACCGATTGCTGGGTTAAAAGAGTCTTCATAAGTTGCTCTCATTTGCATCAATTGGATATAAGGTAGATATACAATCCCTGTGTCATACTCTGATGGGCCTTTGTACCCGACTATGAGATCATCACCAGTTGCAAATGTATCTCTGTATACAGTCATTCTTCCGCCAATACTACCGATTCTTGCTACACCAGTAACACCTGTATTAATGTCGTTATCAACAGGTGCGATTGTAAAGGAATCAAGAGCTTCAAGAGCTGCACACATACTTGGAGAAGCAACTACAAAGTTACCTGCGCCTCTACGTGTATCAATTGCAATTCTATTTGACTTTCTGATGATCATGTTGTATAAGTTTCTATACTTTTCCATTTCCCATCTACCGTCAGCTGCATCATAGTCCCAAGTATCAGAATGTGCGTTTGTTGCGGCAACTGTTCTGATTTGTTCTATTAACTCTCTATCAATTTCTGCTGTAATTTCATAAGAAAGAACATCCATCATTTCTTCTTCAAGATCAAGTCCATGCATTGCCTTAATATCTTGTGCTACTTCTAATGACCATCTACTTCTTAACTTACGTGTTACTGCTTCTACTTGTTTCTTTTCAATAGTCATACTTAATTCTTTGATATGATTACCAGTTCCAATTCCAAGACCAATTTCGTCTCCTACACCAGAACCATCTTTAGAACCAAGTGCTTCACCAGCAGATAATTCATAAGAACCAGAATAACTTGAATCTAAGTTATTATAACCAACTTCTGTCATACTTGTTCCATATAGATTATCACCTGAATAAGTTTGATCAGCAACGAATCTTAATGCGAATGCCAATCCTACTGGTCCTGTTAATGGTTGTACACCAACAAGATCATGAGCAATTAATTCTGGAAATGTACGTCTAATCATTGGAATAGCCATTTTATGGAATTCCGCATTAGCACCATATCCACCACCTTGGGGGTCCATGTGCTGAGATGTTCCTTGACCAGACCACGCTGTAGTCTCATCAAGTCTACCTGTTAAAAAGTTGTGTTCATTTTCTAACATAACTGCAGTAGCTTTCTTTACTTTTTCATTCTTGATAGTTTTACCACTATCAATAAAATCCTTTCATTTCTCTGTAATTTCTTTTAGTCGTTTATTAGCCATTTTGTTTCTATAACCTCCTTATATGATTGTTTTATTTTTTCTTATTTGCTTTTATTTATAAATAAAGTGATTTTTTTCCAAAAATTTTAGTAAGTGTTTTCTCTTATCATTTGTAGTCAAACACTCTTAATATCATTTTTGTTTTCATAAACGTTTTTGTTTCTTTCTTCGTCAGTTTCTAGCTCTTCGTTTGTTTTACCTTCTTTTTTATCTTTCTTTTCAGAAAGTTTTCCACCACATTCAGGACAAGTGGCTTCATCGTTTGACTCATCAATTTCTACTTCTTCGTCACATTCACTGCAGTACATTGTCTTTTCATTCAAGGTTTCATCTTTATAATTTTCTGTTACTAACTTGAATTTTCTGTCAATTTCATCTTTGTTAGTTACGTCTTCAAGCAATTTAATTACTCTATCTTTTTTAGATTCTGTTAGTCCATCACATTTATTTCTTAGATAGATATGAGCTGCCATTTCTTCAGCGTCTTTCTTCAATTCCATTTTTTCTGAAGTAAGACTATTGATTTTGTCTTTCATCTTTTGTAGCTCATCACGGGATTCTTTGATAAGATCTTTTGCTTCTTCATCAAATTGTCCTTCATCAATTGCTAACATAACTTTTAATTTTTCCATGATTGGTTGATATCTTTCACCAATTCTAGCGTACTCTTGTACCTTTTCAGGAATTTGAAGTTCACTTTCCATGATGTTATCAACGAAATCGCTGAATTTTGAAGTTACATCCTCTTTGTACTCATTGAATTTATTTTCATATTGTTCAACAAGCTTTTCTTTTTCTTCATCAATCTTTTCATTGGCTTTTTCTTTTGCTTTAAGATCAATTGTTTCTTCTAGGTATTGCTTGATTTCAGTTTGTTTATCCTCATCAAGCTTTTCAATTCCTAGGCTTTCATAAATCTTGTCTAGTTCCATTTTGTTATAACCTCCTTTTATTGTTATAGTATTTTGTATTTCTTATTATTATTTATATTTTTATTTATTTTTTCCAAACTAGTAAATATATTGAATATACTCGGTTGTTTAGGTCATATTCAATATATGTGAATAGCATAAAAAATCTCCTAGTTTATAAGAGATTTTAAAATATGATATTGATATATTATAGATCATGTTTTTTTACGTATTTTTTTATATCTCTATGAATTTTAAGTATATTATCTTTATCATTTGGATTTTTTTCTACTTCTGATTTATACTTGTTTATTAAACTTTTAAAATATTTTCTTTGTCCTGGCTTTTCTAATTTATTTATAGATTTTTCTAATTCATTAGCTACTTTATTTACTTGTTCTGGAGTTAATTCTTTTTTATCTTGTCAATCTTTATATAATTTTTTTATACTACCTGAAAAATCAAAATCATCACCCAACATACCTATAGGAACACTTATTAATCCAATACCTAATAAAATTAGCACTGTTACAAATGGAGCAATTGATCCTGATATCATCATTCCAGTTATATACAAACCAAATCTAATTTGTTTAAATGTTGGCATACTTCATTCATTTAATTCTTTTTTTCTTGTTTCGTTATTATCTGCTTCATTTAAATAATTATCAATTTTTTCTAGTATATCCATCTGTATATATCCTATATTATAGACTTTTTCTAATATTTTTTATTACTATATCTTTTATAACATTTTCAAACTTACTATTTTTTGACTTTAATAATTGTCTCATTATTTGATCTGTCATTTCATCAGCAGTATCACTATCCATTGCATTAAATTCTAGAGCACTTTTTATCAATTTAAATAATTTGCTGTCATTTTCCTTTAAAAGTCTTATAATAGTTGATGATATTAAATCTGCAGACTTTTCTACCTCTTGTTTTCCTTCGTTTAAGTATCTATTCAATTTGTATTCAAAGTTTGTCATTTATACATCTCCTATATTATAGACTTTTTCTAATATTTTTTATTACCTGCCACACCTTCTTTTCATGCTCTTTTAAAAAGTCTTTTATTTCACTTTCAGTAAGTCTTTCAATTTCACCTTCAGGAATAGTAAATTCTCTACCTTCATATATACCATTTACTCAACTACCTTTATTACTTGGATTGGCCACGATATCATAAGTAAGAAGCTGAAAATCTTCATTTACAGTACCATTTTCATTTACAGTACCAAGACCTCTACTTGATATACCTATTGTAACGTTATCCTCAATAAGATTTTTTAATATATTACCAGTAGGAGTATTAAGTACTCTAGCTTTACCATATACATCATTATCTTTTCATTTTAAATCTTCAGTAATAATAGATGCTTTTTCTAGATCTGTTTCTGGGCTGTCTTCAGGGTGTCCCATTTGACCTAAACAGGTTCTATTTTTTATAGCTTCATCTAATTTGTTTATTTCTCTTTCTAATATATTTTTAGGATATACTCTGCCGTTTTTATTTTGTTTTTCAGCTGAAGAAAATACTCCCATAATATATAATTTTTTATCTTCTTTAGATTCTTTTATTTCAAAATTAAAAGAAGTTTCTGTAATCATTTTTACTTTACGTGTCATTTTCTCTCTCCTATTTGTAAATATTATATTATTTTAATCGTCATCTTCTGGATCATCATCGTTATCTGGATCATCATTGTATTCAGCTTCAATTTCTTCCACATCATTTTCAAGATCCAATTTATCTTTTAAAAAATCATTTTTTGCTTGTTTAAGTTGATCCTTTAATGTTTCTTCAGCATCAATATAATTTTCATCCTCAAATTCATCAAACGCTTTTTTAATTTGTTCTTTGTCCATTATGTAACTCCTTTACATTATATTTATTTTATTCACATTTATTTATATTATTTATGTATTTATTACAAGTCAAGATGCAATATCATCTATTGTATAATCACCAGATTTTAATTTATTTATAGCAATTTTTTGTAAATTTCTTGGTAGTTGACCTAATTCTATTACTATTTTACCAGTCATAGCAGTATCACTAGCAATTATTTCATAATCTTTCTCGTCAATTTTTTCTTTTTGTTCATTACATATATACGTATTTAGTTTTTCCATTAATTTATTATTCATATTGATACTCCTGTGATTATTTACTAATTTTATTTTCTAAATTATCTATAAGCTTATTTGTATCTATTTTACTTCTTTTTCCTTTACTAGATATTTTTGAT